CGGTCTGCTCCAGGGCAATCTTCAGAAATTCGTTGTTGTAGAGGTTGATGCGGATGAGCAGGAAGTCGGGGTCGCCCTTCAGCGAGCGGTCGATGTTCAGATGCTTCCAGTCGTGGCGCGGAGCCTGACCCACGTACACCATCTGGACGGTGTAGCCGTTCTCTTCGAGCACGCGGCGGATGATGTCGGCGTAGCTTTCGTTGCTGGCACCCGTCTCCCAGGTGAAGGTGTGGTCGTAGTACACCACGACCTCGTGCTTCAGCTTGGGGCGGTAGTAGTCGGCCACCTGCTTCACCAGGTCTTGCAACTTGCCTGGGGTCTTGACGTAGAACGACTTCAGCACGCGCATCGTCCCGCCATCCTTCTGGCCGACGCAGCACGTGCTGATGGAGGCGTTGGAATCGAACGCCAGATGCAGGGGCGCATCGAAATCAAGGTCTCCGTCGCCCAGGCAGCCGCTGGCAGTGAGCCGCTTCCAGTCGGCACCCAAGGCTTGGAGGCGTCCGCTGTCCGTCGGGATGTAGAAATGCACCTTTTCGTCCAGGGCCGAATAGAAGCCATTCTCCACCCGGTAGAGCCGCTCGTTGAGGAAGGCGGTTCGCCACACCAGCGGCGGCGAGTCGCGGTACATCTGCCAGATGTAGTCCTCGCCCAACACTTCGAGATTGTCGAAGACGTCGTACTCTCCGTAGAACACGGTATATTCACGGGTCTTGCCGGGGGCAGGATGCACCGGTGGCTGGTAGCGGCGGGCGATGTCGAGGTCGCGCTGCAGCTCGCGGATCTGCCGCTGCACATGCTCGGTCAGCGGCTTGCGCTTGTACTCCTGCAGCTGCTTGTACAGGGTGCGAATCAGGTTGATGTGGTCGGTGTTCATCTCCTCGCGCTTGTCGAGAATCCAGCGCCCCATGGCCGCGGTAGGCATGTCGGTGCTGTAGCATACGCTGTGATGGTGGGGGCAGTGGCCGAAGTACTGACGGTTGCCACGGTTGGCCGGGTTGACCTCGCTCTTGATTTTCTCGTAGCTGAGAAACTTGGCTTCGGGCCCGATGACCCAGTCGATGGACATGGAGTTGGCCGACATGCCCTGGTTGAACGACAGCACCACCATGACGGTGCCGTTCCAGAAGTGGAAGGCATTGTTCCAGCCCTCCCGCATCAGGGGGCGGACAGGCAGGCGGAATCCCATCGAAGCCGGGGCACGGTGGCCGACAACGTAATGCACGCCCTCCAGATAGCCCCATTCGGCCAAAGCCTTGCAGATGGCGGGCAAGGTGTTGCCCCAGGCTTTGGCATAACTGGGCGATATCAGGGCGCCCAGCGAGCCGGGCATTTCCCAGACGTTGCGCAGGATGAACCGGGCGTCGATACCTTCCGATTTTCCGGTACCGCGCGAGGCGATGATATACTCATCGTGCGCACCGATAGCCATCGCCTGCCGCTGCATCTTGTTGAAATACTTGCGCACGACATTCGCCTGCTTCATCCGAAGCTCCTGGGCCGAAGGGACTACAAATTCTTCATTCTTCATTCCGCATTCTTCATTATCTTCGCATCCTCCGCCTGTCCCTTAAAGTAGGCCCTTAACTGACGACGCTTTTCTTCCACATTATCAACCGGTTCAAGACCGTCAACTAAAGTAACGTCGTCACTCGGTTCGAACGACGGCGGTATCATCTGCGAGTAATCGAAAGCGTCGTCCTCCTTGTCGCAGCGGGTGTACTTTCCGATTTTATCCAGGCAGGCAGCTGCTCCTTTGGCGTCGTTGTTATTGATAGCCACATCGTAGGCTTTCTTCGCACCCTCGACAATCATGTAGCGGTACCACGACTTGGCGGCCAGCTGGATGTTACCGACCAGTCTGTTCATCATGGCGATGTCACGGTAAGCCTGGCTTTTGCTTACGCGTTCGGCCTGTCCGGCACATCCGGCCATGAGGAAATTGACCATCTCTGCGTCTTCAACAAGAGGTTCTTCCATCTTCTTAGAAACACAGAGCATCATCCGGCGCTTTATCTCCAGTTCTCTGGCGGATAGCGTGCGGGCAGCTTCATCTTGATCCTTGAATAGGCTTCGCTCGATGCGGTCGTAAGTGGTATCTTCTTTCATCATTCCTGAATGTTTTGTTCCTTCATATACTTGTCGGCCAGCGGTTCGGCGGCCGGACTGCCTGCCTTGGCCAGTTTGATGACAGTCTTGCGCAGCTCGTACTTGGTTTGCAGGCGGCCGCGATGGTAGGCCGTATAGATGTCGCTTGTGGTGTGATTCTTGCAAATTTCACAGAACAGGTCGCGCTGATTAGCGTCAATCCTTATCAGAATGGCGATTTCTGAGGGCGGCAACAGGGCGGCCGCCATCTCTTCGACTTGCTGCAGCTGTTCATCGGAGAGTTTCATAGGGCAGAGCGTCGGCGTAGGCCTGGTTAAAGGTTGCTGAAAAATAGTCGTAGCTGTCACCGGCGGTGAACCAGAAGCCGGCTTCCCATCGGTGATTCTGATTGAGGTTTGCAGATCCGCAGATGCCGAACCGGTACTGCTCGTTTTCGACCAGCAGCAGTTTGGCATGACAGGCATCGATACGGATATCGGGTGTAATATTGGCCGCAAACAACAGCAGGTCGAGCTTATGCCGTTTCACCGTATGGTCGAGCAACAGCGTAAGGCTCCGTATCTTGGCTTCATCGGTCAGGAAGAAGAGAGGACGTAGGCTGTCCTCCGACACGCTGAAGGTTGCTATCCGCACATCAGCCTCCCCAATGGCACATAAGAGAGAGGGCAATACCTCATGTATTGCCCACTCGCCTTTGTGCATAAACGGCCTGCATTGGCCGGGGCACAGCGCATTCTGAAACAGTTCATTGAACCTTTTCACTCTCTTGCTGTACTTCTTCTTCCAGTTCCTTCAGCTCGGCCTCGTAGCGCTGGATGCGCTTCATGGCGTTCTCATAGACATTCTGCCTGCCGTCGGCCTGTGCCTTATCTGCTGCTGTCTGGCTATTGCGGATATTCTCCTTCAGACGCTTGATTTGACGGGCCATCTCGTAACCTCGCACGACGGCATTGTCACTGTATTCAGGTCGTTTCTCGCTCAAATCCAACGATGCCTTTCCTTCAGCCCACTGGTCGATAGACCGCCACAGCTTGCGACGCTCATCATCGAGTTTACATAGTTGGTCGGCAAGATTCTTGCGATCTTCGTCCGACAGTTCAGTATTGGTCAGGTCGTTGTGAAGGCTGGCATACAGCGGCGCAATTTCCTTGATTCGGGCATAAGCCTTCTGGAGCGATTTCGGCAAAGTTTCTTCCGTTACTACCTTTACACCCGGCGCATTGAGCGCATCCACTTCCTTTCGGAGCTGGTTGATTTCCTCGAGATTGCTTTCTACCTGTTTCTTCAGCTCCTCTATTTCTTCGGCATGCTCTTCACTTCCATCCTCCAGATATCCGATACGGGTCTGTAGGTCGTCGTTCAAATCATCGAGCTGTTGGATACGATCATTCCGTTTCTTCAGGGCTGCCTGTCTCTCCGATTCAGTTTCTGATATCTGACGCACATCCAAATCTTCTTCGGCTGCAGCAATGACAATTCCGGCACGAATGTTCTGCGCAATTTTCGACAAGCAGTTTACAAGCTGTGTAAAACGTGGGTCAAAAGGGTGTGTTACGCCGTCCTCTCCACGTTCCAGAAAAGTACCATAACGTTGCTTCATGCTGTCGTTGGCCAACAGACGAAACAGAGCCATACCGTCAGCATATTTTCGCTGACGGTCGGCTAACCAGTTAAACAGTTGTTCTTTACGTTTCATATCATTCTCCTACTCCCCCTGATGTCCAGCTGCCATCCTTTACTTTTTCGATGTCAATCGGCGTCTCCAAGAAGATGGCACTATAATTACTGTCGGCCGTGATGGTGAAAGTATGTCCGCGAAGATCGGCCCGAGCCTGTCCGCCATTGAATGAAACCGAAGTGGCAGCAGGCATACCCGGCTGTCCAATAATCATTTGCTGGCCGTCTGTATCCTCAAACACATAGTAACCTGGAGTGTTCTTAACCAAAGCAGCGAAGGCATGTGCCTCTTTCATGTTTCCCGGGAAAAAACCTGTTAAAGTCTGCTTGTAGGATATACCGTCCACTTCGCCCTGGGCTTCCGCGGTGTACCCGACTTTAGCATCCGTATTGTAGAGATATATCGGAGCTTCGATGGTTCCATCTTCCGGGAAAGCGAAAGATCCGGCAGCAGACACCAGATTCTCATTATCGGTTGCTTCGCTCCATTCGGGCACCGTCGGTACCTGAGACGCAGCATCGGCCGGAACGAAGAGCAGATATCCTTTGAATCCGCCCATGTTGTTACGACCTACCGGCCATTTCAAGGGTGCGAAAGCAGGTCCTACAGCCATAAGCAGAGTGGATTCGTTTCCTTCTGTGTAACCGCACAGATAGACTGCCATTACCGCAATGAATGCGATAGCCAGTCCAATATACAACTTCTTATTTTTCATATCACTCATTTTTTAGGGTTCAACAAAATTAACCGGCAGGCGTATAAGCGGCTTCTTTCGTCGTCACTTCACCGGCCTGCACCTCTACACTGGCAATGTTGCTGGGTTTGGTCTTGCCTTCAACGTCAGCAAACTCAACCGTATAGGTACCAGGAGCCAGACCATTGATGTACTGGCCGCTTGCACGTTTGGCCGCTTTCCCTTGGATATTCCACAAGCCTTTTCCGTCATCGCCAGTGATGGTCACACTGACGGCACCCGTCTTGCAATAGTCACCGGCCAAATCAAGGCCTTCATTCTTCTGCTCATTCGTGCAGAACACCTTCTCATGCCAGTCGTTGATACGGGTGTCGTAACCACTTTGCAGCCAGAACTGCCACTCGTTCGGATCTTCGTAAATATCGCGGATCTGACAGAATCGGGAAGCTGCTTGTGTGTTGAATGCCAAGTCCATGTTGCCTACTTTTTGCAAAATCAGACGGCTTCCACGACCAAGAGCTTCGTGGGTCGATACAATCAAAGATGGACACATGGCGTCTTCACGCAACAATTCTATCATACGCTGCATGGATGGATATTCCTGCATCCTTAACTTGTTGCGGAGGGCGGCACGGGCTGCCAGCAATACGGTATTAGCACACAAAAGCTGTGGGGCTCCACCGATACTGCTACGAAGATAAGTGTGCGTATTACCAATCCATTCTACCAAGTTTTCATAGGCGGAATAATCGGTTTCACTGGTCGGCATGGTGAATTCACCACTCACAGAGAAGTTTCCGCGGGCTGCATTGATGTCACCGGATGCCATAAGCATATCCGTTTTCGTATAGAAACCGTCGAATGCTCCGTTCGGTGATTTGCTTTCTTCGTCACGCTCGGCATGGAACATGGCATATACTACATCTTCGGCATGATTCCTCACCAGCGTAAAAGCTACACGGGTTTCCAATGGGTGCCGCTTGTTGATGTTGCTTACAGGTGTGCCACCAATGACAAGCAATTCATTGTCATTATACACCTGACTGTTCTCCTTGGTGATGCACACTACATCCTTTGGCTCAATGGCCGAAGGCTCGAAGGTGAGAAGTTTTTCGACCATACCGAAGTCCTTACCTACTTTATAGGATTGGGTACCGCCGGCATGGCGACGTTCATTGATTCGTACATGCTTCCCCTGCAAGTCCATCAGGTTGAGACGAAGTATTGCAGCCACATCTTTCAACGTGGCATAGGGCAATGTACGCAAAGTCTTGTCATAAATCGTCATCGCTTCATTGAGCTTGCTGACGTCAATTAATTTAGGTGTTGCCATTTCTTTGTTGTTTTTTAAATCAGGCCTTCTTCTTTCAATCGGGCGGACATTGCTTCATAATCGGTTGCATTATTGTCTCCGAACTCGGCCAAGGTTTCTTTCTCATCAGAACCGGGTTCAGTTTTGGGTGTCAGGTTACCGTCATTTCCGGCAGGTCCTTGCTTCAAGTTCTCAACCTGTTCCTTAAGTTGCTTGATCTCATCATCCTTCTTCTGAAGGTCTGTCTTGAGGGTACTGATTTCACCTTCCTTCTTCTGAAGATCGGATTTCAGTGTGGTCACTTCATTAGTGGCTGAAGATAGTTCTCCATTTGCCTTCTCCTTGTCTGCCTTCAACTGTGTATTCTCTCCCTGCAGGCGAGATAGCTCTGCATCAAGAGAATCCAGCTGCTCATCTGTGATGGCAGTCACATCGGCCTTATCCTCACCAATCTTCAGAAAGGCGAGGACAGATTTCCATTTCGTTTTAAAGTTCATAATTCCAGATGTTGGTAATGTGAGTTCTGGCACAGTACTATTCTCCATCCCTGCTGCCAGACATACAGAGGTAGAGCGGTCATACAATCTGACTGCATTGGCATTGGCAGGGACGTCAACGATGCTGGCTTCCATCAGGTCACATTTCGTCACTGTTTCACGAGTCTGACCTGGTACCAATAATTCTTTCTCGCCGGAAGTGGCGAGAATACGAATTCCGATACTGGCTGCATTATACGTTCCGGCATTGAATTTGGCGGCAACCGTCTTTGACAGCTCATCCACTTCATCGAAAACCGGCTCTGCAGACAAAACATCGTCCTCAACACGTATATCTTTCCAATGTCCAATGGCTTTATAGTTGCCCCAGATTGGGGTACCTTCGTCACGAAAATGCATATACAGCAGTATCGGGTTCTTTTTGAAGGCTTCCAGATCAATTCCTTCAGTGAGAACCCGAAAACCATATCGGTTTAGATTAGAATCTGATAAAACAATCCGTTTTCCCATTGCACGTTATTTTGGTGCAATGATACTAACGTTATACAAGGTGTAGAAGGACGCTATACCTCTATATATTCAAGAGCAGGAGTGAGAGAAGTAGCGGATAAGCGCAGTTGAAAACCGGCCAGATCGGACGCATTGTTTCCAGGTGATTCTTCCAATGTACCAATCAGAGGGTATTCATTGGTACCAAGTATGCGCAGTTGTTTGTTAGCATCAGTGTATCGTATCAAGCATCCACATTTAGCACATTTGCGTACGGTAGCTAATAGGTTTGTGGTTACAAACGGCATGGGCAGCAGCGTGTTACAGCTGTGTTGATATACAGTTCCGGCATCATTACTTGCTGGAGTAGCGGCACAAGATGTATTTTTCCTATTAATAGGTAAATCGATCCAAAGTGATCCATTATCCGCTGAAGAAACCGAAACTTTCGTTTCCGTATGCGAAAAAGTAGTGACCTTGTCTATCGGACAAATCTCACATTTTATGATTCCACCAATATTATTCATAACATACTGATATATAAATATTTAGCATTTTTGACGCATTTTTGATACATTATTCGTGCACAAAACGGACCAATCAATACACTTGCTGCATGAATTATTTTCGCGAATATTTTCGTTTTTCTCGTCGGCGGACAGTGCCCCTCCATCGGTAGTAATTCTTCAAGAGAGCGTCTTCTGTCAGGCTTTCGATACGATACTTGCAGATGAATAGGTGAACCGCATCCTTGTAGTCGATCCCTTCACGATGCTTCATCGTATCAAGCAGATCATGCACTTCTGCCCACATCATCGTTTCGATTTTCTTGGCGATTATTCGTTGTGAACGAATTCCTAGATAGTTATAGCTTTCCGGCCGTTTGCCAACACTACGTTCTGGCAAAATTATCTCCAGATTTCCATGATCTATTGGAGTATTAGAAGGTCTTTTCTCTAGTAAATCATAAATGATATGGTATAAATCAAGATTATCAGGTATCCGAATAGGATTACCATATTCACTCTCACATTTAGCTATCATGTATTCTCTAAGATGTTCTGATACTTGAATTCGAGTTGTTATCATATTTAAGTATTTGATTTACACACAAAAATATAAATTATGAATAATATATCAATCAATATAAACTATATTTCTACACACACATTTTGCCGTCTACACTTTCTACACTTTCTACAAATTTCATTTAACACTGTATATCAATCATTTAGCAGAGTTTCATGCATTCAGAATCTGTAGAAAAACCATCTACAAAGTATGGTTTTGTAGAAGAATAGTAGAAAAGTAGCATTTTGTAGAAATTTGTAGAAGTTTGTAGATGATATTTTTATAGGTTATTCTATTGATTTATAGCATTGTAGAAGTTGTAGAAAGTGTAGAAGCGTTTTTTGCCCCATCAGAAATAGGAATATACTTTCTGTGAGGATAGAAAAAAGCCCCGACCTTCACAGGCCAGGGCTCCCACTCAACTATGATAGACACTAAAAAGTATAGGGTGATGGCACCCCATCGGTTTCAACTTCAACATCAGATACCCCTGTATCTATGTTGAGATTGATATTGTAATTGGCCATCAACTCCGAGTAATCGAAGCATAGAGCCTGTTTGGTAATGCTGGTTTTCCGGTAAACCTTCTGGCCACCGGCTTCATACTCCTTCGTCACCTCGACACCCTTCAGAATGTTTTTGAAGCGAACGGAGTTCTGCACTCCTAAGTATTCCTTGCTGTTTTCGAGATAGAAGCTGAGGGATTCGGTTGGCAGGGCGGAGTCACCCACTTGCTTTGAGAACTTCTTGTAGAGCATAAAGATGCGGTCGGTGCGCATTCGCAAGATAGGTTTCGGTCGTTGGAATACCAGGTCTTTAACCTTGTTGGTCTTCAACCGGTCGAGATAGTCGATGCGGAAGTCTGACTCCAGGAAGATCTCGCCATCCTGCTGGAGGTAGCTGACCACATTCCAGAAGTTGGCCAGTTCGTTGTTACTCTTGCACTCGCGGTTTTGGCGGATGATACCGGCCACGCTGATGTCAAGCAGCTCGCGGTAGGTGAACGGCACATCGAGCACAGCCTCCAGCGTTCGGAACGCTGCCAAGGGTATCACCCAGTTTCGCTGGATGCGGTCCTCGATGGTCTCACCCTTCAGCCGGTCGTTAAGATCACTCATGCACTGGCGGTAGTTGGCCGAAAAATCTGTCTCCATTTTTGACCGATGACGGAGCAGCTGCAGTGTGAGGTGTGACAAACCAAGGTCACGAATGGCTTTGCACTGGTCAAACGCCTGTTTCTCAGTCGTTGAAAATTCTGTTTTTGTGAAGGTCAGATAGATCAAACGGGAGAACAAAGCGATGTCGATTGTTGGCATTTCTTGGCCGGACAGGATGACACCGCAGTCCACACTGGTTATCTCGCGCTTCTTATCCCGATCCATGTTCATGCGGCTACGGCCAGTGCCGTCCCACAAGCCCTTCAGGAACTCGCGCTTGTCGAGGTCGATGCTGTTCTTGTACTCGTCAATGTGTACCAGGGCGTTGGCGCATTGGGCAACGGCATCACCCAAGGCGGCGATGGTGGCATTCTGTATGTTGGGAGGCGTGTTCTTGATGATGAAGAAAGACATCAGACTGTGGCCAAGCTCCGACTTACCGCTTCCCTTTGGACCGAACAAATTCAGAATGGGGAAACTCTTGGTCTGGCCGACGATGATATCGCGAAACAGCGAGGCCAGCAGGAAGCATATACCTACCTTGGCATTGTCACCAAACACCTGCACCAACTTGTCGCTGTACTCCCGAAAGCTGACATTGTTATAGGTGGTGTGAATGAACTTCCGCTCGAACTGGAAGAGCTTCACGTCGTCGCGGTAGATGGTGCTGCAGCCGGGCAGGTAGAAGTTACCAGCCTTCAGCCGGACGATGCCGTACTCATCGGCTGGATGCCATTCGGTGTCGAAGGCTCCATTGCCAAAGGCGAAGAATCCTTGACGCTGCCAGCCTAGCTGTGTGACCTCGATGGCGGTCTCGGTCTGCTCGTAAAGGAACATCTTCAGCTTGGTCAGTTCTTTTTCGGTGGCAAACCAGATAAAGTTGCCGATGCCTTCCACTTTTACTTTAAATTTGGAAAGCGATACTAAATCTTCTTGTTTCATTTCAATAATTTCTTCGATTTTGTTTTGATTCTTGATTCTATATAGTCTCTTGGGTAACAGTGAGTCCTTGATGTGGAACAGGGGCGTCATGGTGAAGTTGCTCCATTGATCCCAGCCTTTGTCAGCCTGCGCGCAGTAGCCACCATTCATCTCCATGAAGCCGTAAGTACCCAGCATGTCAATGTTGAGATTGGCGCGGTTCTTGCGTGCCACTTCCGCCTCGCGCAGTTTTTTCGCTCTCTTAAGGGCAGATGTCCAAGCAGCTTTGTCCGGATATACAGACTTCTGCAAATCCTTAATATACATGTTTACCTTTACCTCATCGCCAACCAAGGCTAACATGCCGCATACCTTGTTCAGCGCATCGCCCCGATCTTCAGTGGTACTTATGTCAGAAAACAGGTATCTGGCATACCAAGGGATGAAATCAACCTCCTCCAGTTCCTGGAACTTCTGTATGCTGGTGCAGTAGCTGTCCGGGTCATTCTTGCTCTGCGCCTCGCCCAAGGGGATTTCCTTCACGGTGACGCCGAATCCGGCTTTCATGGCCAGCAGCCCATTACGCATTACGTTGTGGGTACCGGCACCGATTTTCTCGCCTTTGTCCGTCTTGGGCGGGTCGGCATCCGGCAGGAAGCACACCTTCGTGGCGTACTTCTTCAGTTGCTCCAGCTGTCCGGGTGTCCAGTCTCCGCCCAATGATGCAACAGCATTATTCACCCGAATGCGTTGCAGCTGCATGGCATCGGGTCCGCCCTCCACGAGGTAGAACTTGTCTTCTTTGGCGGCCTGGCGAATGGCGATGTCGATACCGAAGATGCTGTCTTTTTTATGATAGATGTCGCTCTCGATCGGGTTCAGGTATTTTGCCACTTTCTTGTCTTCACTCATGTCTCGGGCCGTGAAACCAATCACCCGCCGGTAGCGGTCGCGAATAGGTATCATGACTCGGTAACGGTAGAAGTCGTACAACCCGCCTTTTTCGCGCTCCTTCAGCAAGCCCATCTCCGTCATCAGCTCGATGGATAGGCTGGATGACTGGGCAAAGCGCAGCAGATCGTCCCAACTGTCGGGCGCATATCCGATGCCCATCTCCTCGGCGTATGCCTCTCCCCACCGGCCTTTGACGTAGTCGGCGGCCACCTTGTGCTTCGGATCGAGCAGGTTCGCCCGAAAATGTTCGGCACATCGCTGGTTGATGATGTACATGCTTTCGCGCTTCATACGCTGCTGTTCCTGCTCGGGCGTCAGCTTCGTTTCTTCGACCTCGATGCCGTACCGCTTGCCCAAGGAGCGGACGGCCTCGGGAAAGGCCAACGTGTCGTGCTCCATCAGGAAGCCGATGACGTTACCGCCCTTGCCGCATCCGAAGCAGTGCCACGTGCCGCGGGCCGGGTTCACCATGAAACTGGGTGTCTTCTCCTGATGCAGCGGGCAGCAAGCGGAGAAGTTCGCGCCTTTCTTTTTCAGCTCGACGTAACCGCCGATGACATCGACGATGTCGGCACGGTCGAGGATTTGTTCGATAATTCGTTCGTCAATCATAGTCTGTATATATTGTGTGCAGGCCTGATCCTGCATTATTGTCGGGTTATCACGGTTGCCAGTTCGTCGAAGTAATAGGCACTAACCCCCATACGCTCCAGTTCGCACGCCGCCGTATATGCGCAGTGCAGGAAGAGGTCGTAATTGGCAGGCAAAACTTCTTGTAAGACTACCAGCCTGTCGCCGGGACGCATCCGCTCCAGCCGGAGGAACACTCGGTCGTAGTATTCCGTCAGCTTATCCCAGCCCAAGCTTTCGGCATAGGCGGGAATCCAGGAGCGGGCGTCGTCGGGCAAATAGGGTGTCAGATCCATGGTGGCAAAGGTGATTATTGCTGGCGTGAAGTGCAAGGACGGGAATCCTTGAACACTTGAATGAACGTAGTCGCCAGATAGCGGTACAGTCCTTGGTGTTTCTCAGGTTTGTCCGGCATGCCGGCTACCTTCAAATTGCTGACACAATCCTTTTCGTGGTCTATTTCCACGCCTACAATGATTTTTTTGTCCGTATTATCACAGAAAGTGATGAAAGCACTTTCTTTCGTATCGCCAAGCTGGTCGGAGAAATACCAGGTGTCCTGCTCGGGTTTCTTATCAAGTTTCACCCTGCAATAGATTTTTGTTTCCCCACCCTTTCGAATAAGTTGTTTTTCGGCCACGGTACCGAGTTCACCGGTTGCCAGCACGCGGATGCGTGCGCCTTTCTTTATACTATTGTTGTAAAGTTTGTTCATAACTTGCTGGTTTTTTGTAATTGATTGATTATCAGTATATGCTAATTAGCCGCTGTCTAAGCCGGACTTAGATGATGCCTAAGTGTACTTTAGGTGGTACCTAAGTACAGCTTAGATGGGTAGCTGTGTAGCTATTCTCAGATTCTTTTTTATTCGATAAAGATTTTTCATTGAATTGGTATGTACCAAGCACTTTTTTCCAGGATAGGATGAAAACAACCTTGTCGTTGTAGCCTTTCACTCTCACCATCCAAGCTCCATACACACCATTATTGTAGTGGTCGAGTTCCATCGGTATCGTGTGAGGATATTTTTCATTTAGACTGGCTATCTCATTCTCGACATCAGCCTTGAATGCGTCCATCGATAAGTCGTCTGGTACGAAGCGTTGATTGAATTGTCTGATGTACTCCTGCAGTTCTTTCCCCTTTTTATTAAAAGCAGAGTAGTTGATGATATAATCTATAAAGTATGCTGCCATAATCAATCTATAAAATATTCGCAACTATAAACATCTTCTGATCCGTCTGGGAACTGAATACGGATGCAGTATTCTCCGCCTACAATAAAAGGCTCATCGCTCAATATCGTAACCTCTTTATCCGTCTGCTTGTCAATCATGCAAGCCCCCTTCGTCATGCTGTCAAGTGAGGTTCTCATCTTATATGACGTATAAGCTGTTATCCATTTTCCTGCATAACTGAAATACAGCAGACCCGTATTCAAAGACTTGCACATCTCCACAACAGTTTTCTCCACTTCTCTCTTGCTGAAAACAACGGCTGTTTGCAGCTTCTGGACTTTCACGTCCGGGAATTTATTTTTGAATGTGTTTTTTGTTACCATAGTGTATATTATTTCCAACTTATATAATACGAAGGGTTATCAGTTAACCCCATCCTCTCTTCTACCATGTAACCGTTCTCCTCCAGCGATTTAATGGTTCTATCATACAAATTCTCAAGAATTAGAGATTTCTCACCGTTGATGGATAATTGCCATATATATTCCATCACTCTACGCAATTGCAATCTTTCTTCTGCTATTTTTCTTGCTACATCTGCTTTAATTATAGGTATATACATACTCATTTTTCGGTTATTGATTGTTGTTGTATTCTGTCGGCTTCTTCATCGGTTATTTGTACGGCATCGAATGTTAGAACGAAGTTCCCTTTCCGCACAATGGAGTTGAACCAGTTCTCGATGATGGATGCCCTTCGCGCGAAGTCCGATCCGTCTTTGATGGGGCTGCAGGTCAGCGTCTCGTACGGCGTGCGCAGGCGGATGAATATTCTTCGATACTTTTCCTTGCCGTCTATATAGGCGCTCGGCCCGTCCAGTCCGGCCATCGATATGCCTGCCTCGGCAGGATCTATTTTTTTTTCTTGGGCGTTATCTGTTGCCATAAAGCTATTGGTTTATTGGTTGCTTATCAAATTCGTTCATGTACTTCCGGTACTCAAGTTCAGTCTTGGCCAGGTTCACAAGCGTGTTCACACCCTGAAATACTTGCTTGGCTTGTGACACTGCAGACGGGTCTTTCTTCACAGCCTCAATCTGCTGCATCACGGTGTCTCGAAGTTGCTGAATGATGGTAGGATTAACGGTCGACACACTGTCGAGCCGTTTGTTGGCCAGCACGATGACCTGTGCCGATACGGGCTTGAACTTTTCCAGCTTGGCCGGAAGGTTGATGTAATTGAACACGAGCGTCTGCCCGTTATTCAGGTAGATTTCCACTTCATCGCCGTCATCGCCTGTACCTTCACAGTAGTTCAGAATAACAACTTCTTCGTTCTTGTAAAGGAATGGCTTGTTCACCATGTCCTTCAGTCTGTCAAGTGCGTTCATGGTTCTTATTTTTTTTGGTTTCGTTGATGGCTCGTGTCAGCCTGGCTTTCAGGTATATCAATTCCTGCACGTCTTCCGGCAGGTTGTGTATCGAATTGCGACGAATCAGTTCGGCATCGCTGATGCACTCCAGGTTCTCAAGCACGCAGTTCTGCGTGTCTCCGTCGCGGAAGACGATGTTGTGTCCGTCGGGTACCGGACCGTTGGCCTGTTTCCAAATAAGAATATGCTTGGGCATCCATCTACCCTCGGCAATGCGGACGTAGATGTATCGATATCCGTTCTTGTCAGTCCTGATACTTTCATACCCATCATATCGGGTGTTATGAGGTTTATGACCTTTTCTAAACATGGTACTGCTGCATCGTTCATACATTTCCGCAGACATTTTACGTCCTTTATTTGCGGGCGTATGTCCTTTTTTGAAACGGCTGGCACTGCCCAGTTGGGATAATTTTCCGGCACTCTCACGGGTTATGCGCTCAATATATTGTGGGGACTTCCGCAATCCCATCAAGGATGCTTTACCATATATGCTACATTCTGATCGTCCCAATAGCTGCGCAATTTCGCGTGTGCTATGATCTGGATAGAGAAGGCGGATTTGCTCAATCTCATCCACTGTAAAAGGTTTGCGTTTCATAGACATTCAACTTATAACGACGGCATTACATTCGTAATTCTCTTCTACTTTATTGACAAATACAAGGTTAATAAATCCTGCGTCCATCACTACGTCAGCTTCCGGGTCGCACTCTTCGAGTCTCTCAATTAGTTCTTGCACGGTCATGGCTCTTCAGGTGTTAAGTTAAATACTCGGTTGATAGTCTCGTCCAGTTTCCCGCCGAACGGGAAATCGTCTTCATACTCCACGGTGATGTCCACCATGTGGTTGTCATTCTCCGTGCGGAAGGGGATGCCCAGTTGGATGTGCATCGGCCATCGCTCTTCGGTACTTCGGGCCACCAATGCATTGGCTACCCGGGTATCCAGTGAAAGCTGTTCTTTTTTCATCTTCATGTAGTTTTTATTGGTTCATAAATCGTCAATAGTCCCGCATGGGGGAATCGAACCCCAGTCGCTCCTACGCTTCCATTCTCCGGCTACCATTCCGGCGCAGTGCGGGGTGTTGCCCTCGCGGCCTTCACAGGTGGCTCGGGCTTTGATCAGGATAATATCATGAGTTCATTTCATACAGTTAGCATACCAGTAAGCGACCATTTCGGCAACGGTGTTTACACCCAACTTGGCCTTGATGTTCTCCCGATGACGGTTCACCGTGCAGGGTGAGATGTGCAGTTCATCGGCTATCTGCTCCGTTTGGAGATTTTGGGCATACAAACGGAATACCTCCGTCTCTCGTTCTGTGAGTTGCGTGTCCAGTTCCGGCTTGCATACCACGCCCTCCAGGGGGCACTCGCCTCGAAGCGGACATCCCACTTCTTCGAATTGGAAGGTTCCATTATGGTTGATGTCAATGGCCCCTTGGTTATATTCGCCGAAGTTGCATCTAATGAAACGGTGAACCACTTTGTATTCATACCAGGTACGATTCATTGAACTGGATGAGTATAGTTTCATCAGAGCTGTGTGTGCCTTCGGATACCGTTCCCGAATGATGGCCAACATAGCACTGACTACCTCTCGGCAATCTTCTGTCAGCTCGTAAGCCGATTGCCCGACGGGTTTCACCATAACGGTTCCTTCGGGAGTGGTGTAGAATTCGGTATTATGGAGTGTAGTCATCATTTCCAGTAAATCACATACATGGGGTTATCTGAAAGAGCGCATCTCACTTCGATTTGATATCCTAACTCCTCCAGTTTGGCGATAGTTTCCTCGCTTAAACCTTCATAGGTAGTTACCATCTCACCATTCGCGGCTTCTTCCAAGATTAGTTCCATTACTCGTAATAATTGCTTTCTCTGATTGGCTATTTCTTTGGCCCTTTCCGCGGTAATCAATTTGTTGTCCATAAATTCAGTTATTAAAGTTGTAAAACAGTTCTTCAAACAATTCTCTTTCCAACTTTTTGAAGTTGTCCGTTCGTAGTTTCTGATAGAACGTGATAAGTGACATTCCGCTTCGTCGTAAATACTCATCGCGAAATTCCAGTTTCTTCTGCATTTGGAGTTGGTTGTACTGGTTTCTAAGTACCATTTGTTTTTCGTTTGTACACATAATCAATATTATTACTTTAATTATTATCATTTTTGTATTGCAAATGTAATTAACAATATTATATGTAATATATTATATTACGAATTTAACGATGATTTAACATTTTAAGTATTACGAATAATCGAGATAAGAAAGATGAATTGAACTAATTTTATTACATGAAATACGAAAGAATAAATATAGGAGAAATCATTGAACGTATCGTTCGAGATAAAAATATCTCAAACGCTGAGTTCGCTCGAATGATTGGTATACAACGTCAAAATATAAGAAGTACGGTATATTCTAAAGCTAGTATCGATACAAATTTATTGGCTACTATATCAGAAACGTTAGACGTGGATTTGTTTGCATATTATAGACCGTTAGAGCCAAATGGCTCTGATAGTAATAAAATCTATGACGAATCGGATTCTGGTATTAAAGCAGTATTGACTATCGAATTACAAAAAGAAAAAAAAGATCAGGTTTTAAAATTAGTATTTGGAGATAACAATTTAGAAATACTGAATAAATAATAGTAGTTTGCTATGAAAGTAGAAAGAAAATCTTACTCGGAAATAATGGAAGAACACATTAATGAAGTGTTTTATTATTGGGATTCTGTGTATGATCGCCTATCAGATAAATATGGTAAAACCTTTGTTGAATCTCATCTGGAAGTAGTGTCCACATTGGTACAATCAATTGTTACTAAAGATTTAGAAAACTCACTTTTAGATCTGTCTCATGATATGGTAGATTCTCAAAAAGATCTAAAAGGAAAATGTGAATCTATAGCATCAGCTATATCTGAGATTACATTTTTATTAGAAAAGAAAACACTAAAATAGATTATATGGCACTGAGTGATTTTTTAAGAATGAATTTGCCTTATGGCATGAGGAAAAACGACCGTGGTGAATGGATGTTTTTTAATAGAGAATACACCTCTTTAGGTAATTCTTTAAACGAAACAATAGATGAACATTCATCCTATTATTGTTCTTATACAGGCATTACTAATGAACTGTTAGAGGAACTGGCTGAAGGAAGAATCGATACCGATGAAAATGGTGAATACAATCGGCTATGGTTCTATGATGATCGTACGAATCCCTATCAAGGAGGTGGTAATGTTATTCCAGAATTATGGGATAAATACGTAAATAAATTACGCTTACTTAGTGGCTTGGATAGGAAAATTTGAACAATACAGAAATATACAAAAACAGACTAATATACAAATATACAGTTTGATAAAATAATATATATCAGTTGGTTAATGTTGGTGGTGAATCTCCCTCCAGCTCCACATGAATAAAAAAAGTCGCTGAAACATCAGCGGCTTTTTTTGTTTGTGTACAGCCGACCGATTATTTGCTTAAAGGGATTGATTTTTTTCCAGTTGGGGAGAATTTTTTCTCTAACTGGGAAAAAAATATTCTCTTGTTTCCGTTTTGTTTTTGGGCTGATGGCCGGCTTGGCTTCGAAAAGTCCGATTGGTCGTTTTCGAGCAGATTTTTCAGGCAGAATATTGCTCTTCCTAACGAAAAGTGTTACTTTTGTTAAACAATCTTTTTATATCCTGTTTATGAAACGCTTGGATATCTTTTTTAGTCTGTTGCTGCTGGGTGTGCTTGTCGGATGTCGCGAGGCCGGC